ATTTGTTAAAATTGTAGTTTGTTCCCAATTAGTTGTATCTTGATCTGGTGTAGTAGCAGTATTAGTTCCTGTTAGATTTGCATATAACAAGAAGTCATATATAACTACATCTCCAATAGCATAAGTTCCACTTGAACTCCATGTATCAGTAGAAACACCTAATAATAACTCAAGTACTGTTTCATTGACTACTTTTTTTATTTCATTCATATCTACATCACGAACTTTATTTATTGCTGGTACATCAGCATTTTCATTGAGATATGTTTTATCAGCATAAGTTATGTTATTTGCCATATTATCACTCCATTCTTAAGTATTGTGTAATTTTATAGTAATTACCTACTTCTACTTCTAATTCCTTAGTACAATATATAATTGATTCATTATTTGATATATAATCTATACTTGTCATATCTTTATCTACATAAATAGCAAATTCTATCTTTCTATGTGTGCTATCTAATACTTCCCAATTAATATTGAATACTTTTGTAGTATTATCTGTATAGTTTATTCTTACTTTATTAACTGAGGTATTTTGACTATTTGTTTGAGTTCCTATATTTATATTGTTATTTACATAGGTAGATGCAACAGGGTATTTAGTATTTGTGTCTTCATCTATTACATCTATTGTATTAATAAAATTCAAAAATACTGTTTCATAAGTGTTCTTTTGAACTACATTATTATCCTGTACTAAAGTTATACCTGTTTCTCCTAATAAACATTTACTTGATATATCTATATCATTTAGCATTCCATTTGGTATTTGTACTGTTGATACAGTGGTATTATTTAAAGATGTCTTATTATAAAGATTACGTGCAAAGATTAATCTATCATTGTTATATAATCTGCTTTTTTCAGGTAATAGTCCATTATAATCGTTATAAGGTAGTCCATTATAGTTAGCAAAATTATAATCAGTATTTGATATATATAATTTATCTTCGGCTTGATAAATTAGTTGATACAAGTTGAAATTGTTTTTTACTATGAATAAGTTAATATCTATATAAAAGTCAATTTCAATAGTTTCAGAAAAATATATATCTTTATCAATTATCATTCCATAAGTCAATAAACTTTGTTGTTCTTCAATATCTCTTACATACATACCAAATACAACGTTATTATTGATACTATATAAGTTGATATTTGTTATATTTGGTGTTTCATAATTGTTGTATATCGTATCGTAAGAGTTCGTATCATAGTTTGTTTTTAAAATAACTGGATACATTCCTATTTGATAATAAACATCATCTAAGTCTTTTATTGTTATATGACTTAAATAAGATTGCTCTGGGTATTCTTGTTCTATAATAGGTAAGTTAAATGTTAAGTTTTGTGTATATGTGCTACCATTGAATAATAATTCTAAATATTTAGGTGTACTACCACTAAAATTTGTAGTTACTATTTTTAATGATATATCTTCTCCACTCCACACTATAAAACTTTCTATATCTTGATAATTTGTATATGAAGAATTATAAATAGCCCATTCATTTTCTTCTCCTACATTAACTTTTAATGTTATAATTGATATTCTATAATTATTACTTACTTGATTAGCACCTACTAAAACATAATCAGCACTATCATAATTTTTATGTAATTGGAATGTATCAAAGTCTTTATAAGACATAATGTAAGATTTTCTTAATATTGCTTTATAATCTCCATATAAAAGATTACTTGTTAGAATATTATTAAGCATTATAAATCTTCGTTGCTTATTTATAACTTGTCCTTGACCATTATATTCAAATACATAATCTACTCCATAGATATTATCATCTTCATCTAAAGCTAATTTATCAAATTTTCTAAACTCTGTTCCGCTATCGTATGACGTAAGTAGTTTAACTGGATTTAAATTAGTGTCTACTATAACTAAGAAACTCTTAGGTATTTGTTGATGAGCTGTAGTCCAATAATTACCATAAATGATATAGTTAGATGTATTTGTTGATTGTAGATAACCAGAAAATCTAAAATCATTATTATCTAGTCCTTCTTCAACAAAACTAAATAGATCATTTGTTAATTCTTCAGTATCATTAAATATAGGTTTATTTTCTGATGTTTCAGGAGTAATATTATCAGTTATATAATTTAATAATTGTTCTTTAAATTCTTCTGTCATAATTACCTCCTACTGTACGAATGGAGCATCTAAAACAGCATTTAATACGTTATCTCCATTAATTTGAATTTCATTTATTGTAGTATCATAGAATAGAATATTTGCTGTATTTTCTACATCTATATTACGTGCTATAAATTCTCCTTCTCCTATATTACCTTTTTGTTTTGCTCTTTGATTATCAAAGTAGTTAATAGCATTCTCACTATTAAAACTTGATACTAATTCATAATCATAAAATATTTGGTCTATACTTGTTATATAGTTGATTGTTTTTTTCTTAACCATATATTCTGTTGTTAATTCTTCTATTGGTGCTGTAAATGTTACTCTTTCTCCTATATTCCATATATTTGATAGTGTTTCTACTTTTAAATTAACTTCAGGTACACCTTTATATTTGATATAAGATTGTCCTATTTTTTGTAATTCAGTAGAAGTAGTAGCATCATTACGATTTTCATATCTTGCTAGAGTACCATTTCTACCTGTTGAAGTTGAAACTCTTGCTATTTCATCAGAGTTAATTATTATTTGTCTTCCTTGTATAATAGATATATACTCAATAACAATTACTGAACCTACTTCTAAAGCAGTATCACTTGTAAAAAAGGTATCTCCTGGCTTATAGTAAAAATCAGCAGTTTGTCCTAGATTTTTAGTTTCTTCAGTTATTACTGTTTTAGGTACACCATCTACTTTTATTGATGATATAGTACCTATTTTTTGTTCTGTATCATATTGAGTTTGATAACCATTAGCAATTATCAACTCTTGAGATGTAATATTTGCAAATACTTCATCACTTGTCATTATTTGTTTATTTCTATAATCGTACGTACCATAATTAAAACTCATATCATTTATGTTATTAGTTTCAAACCACTCATTTGTATATTCTATTTCAGTACCTTCTGGCATTAGTGTAGGATCGTAAAAGTCGATTGCTACTGTATCATCATCTATCATACGTGTAGTCCATCTTGACTGTGTTATATCTGCTATATATTGGAATACATCATAAGGAGATTTGTCTTTTGTTGAATAAGCACCTATTTCTTCATCTGGATTTAATAATGCTATATTTCCTACTATAAATCCATAATCAGACACATAATTAACTACTTGACTAATTGCTTCAGATATAGTCTTATTTGCTATTACAAAGTCTAAAACAACCTCTGATAAGAACATTTTAAAGTCTAGTATTTGTAAACTACAATAATGTGGTTGTCTAGGATTTAAACTTATGTTTCCTGTATTTTTTACAACTCCACAAAATATTAAATCTTCTCCATCATATATTAGACACTTAGCATAATCTGGTGGATAATAAAATCTTGTTGTATAGTCTTTATCTGTTTCCCAACTTTTAGGATAAACATTATCTAAAACTACAGAAGGAGTGTTAAGCATTTCTTCTTCTATCTTGAAGTCTTTTCCACATACTACTTCAACGTTATCTATTAGTATTTTCATACTTAACCTCCTAATCCATAGTTATAATCTTGTCTTGAACCACCTGAGAATGTTTTTACATCATTTACCATTCTTCCTAGTGGGTCTTGAGTTTGATTTACGTTTACTGTTGTATTTACTGTTGGACTGAAATTGTTTGACATTGAATTTGCTACGTTAGGGTCTAGTCCAAAGCTACTTGTTATCATATCATTCATCTCACTCATAGTTTTAGAAACAGAATCAGCATTTGCTTCAATTCCAACTGCTATTCCTTTTGGTATCCACTGTCCTACTTCATCAGCCATAAGTTTTGATGGAGAATGAATACCTAAAGCACTTTTTAATCCTTTAATTAATCCTTTTCCAAAACCTTTAATTTTATCTATTACCCAACTTGCCATACCTTTAATACCATTCCATAGACCTTTTACAATGTTTTTACCTATATCTCCAACTTTACTTATTGCTTTTTTTAATCCATTAACGATTGCATTAACAACATTTGGTATAGTACTTTTTGCTTTATTTACCATGTTTGATATTGCTTGCCCTATTTTACCTGGTAATTGAGTTAAAAATTTCCATATTTTACCTGGTAATTCTGCAAACCATTTAACTACACCATTTATAAAGTTAGGTATATCTCTTGTCACAAACTGAATTAATCTTGTAATTAATTTAACTATTAGTCCAATAATAAATCCTATAACATAACCTATGTATTCTGGTATTTTACCTATAAATGCAATTATTTTACCTGGTATTTCTGTTATGTGTGTTATTAACCAAGTAATAGCACCTATTATCATTGTTATAAATTGAATTATTTTAGTAACTACCATTATTACAACACTTATTACAACACCTATTGCTTGAATTATAAATGAAATAATTGGAGATAATATTTGCCATAATAGTTGGATTTGTTGAATAACCATTTTTATACATGCAATAACAACAGTAACAATGAAATTAATAACTGGTTGTAGTGCAGTCCACAACTGTTTTAATGCTTTCATTAAGTTATTTAATGCAGGTTTTAATTGTGTGTCGAATGTTTTCTTTATAGTATCTATTACAGGTTTTACTGCTTTTACTATTCCATCCCATACACCTTTCCAGAAGTTTCTAAAAGCAGCACACTTTTTCCATAAAACTACAAATACAGCAACTAAAGCTATTATTCCTGCTATAATCCAGAATATTGGACTTGTTAAGAATGATAGATTTAATAATGCTAAAGCACCTCTTAAAGTAGACATTGATGTTCCACATAACATAGCTTGTATTTTTAACATTGATAAAGCTAATCTAAAGCCATTTATTGCACTTCTAACAGTATTTACTATCATTAATGTTTTAAATGCTAAATACAGACTTCCTATTGCTCCTGCTAATATCAAAACAGCTGTTTTATGTTTTGCTATAAATTGTCCGAACTTTGCTAACTTTGGTAAAATAAAAGCCAGTACTTGTCCTATCTTTTTAAAAGCAGCTTCTCCTATTTGTCCTATTTTTGATATAACACCACTCAAACCCCCAAAGGGCTTTAGTGATTCGTTGACTTTATTGATTATATCTCCTAAACCTCTTACAAAAGCAGTTTTCATATTAGTTATTGATGTTTGTATTCCTGCTGTTGATGTCTTGGCTGTTTCTCCAAAAGACTTCATTCCAGCTCCGCCTTGAGTATCTAATTTAATTAATTCTGCATTGAATTGATCCATTGAGATAGAACCATCAGCAAGACCTGATTTTAACTGTTGCATTGACATACCCATACTTTGAGCTACTTTATCCATAACTCCTGGTATTGCTTCGTTCATTTGTCTAAAGTTTTGTGCATCCACTTTACCAGCTGCTAAAGATTGTTTATAAGCATAAGTAAATCTTTGTACTGCTTCTTGTGACCCATTTGCAAATATTAAAGCACTATCATTTACTGCTTTAAACATAGCTTCTGCTTGTTTTAGGTTTTTAGTTACCATAAAGAAGTCTCTAACACCTGATACTGCAGTATCTAATGAAGTAGGTAAACCACGTATTGATTTATCTATTCTTTTAATTGATGCTTGTGCTTCTTTTGTACTAACACCAAATGCTTTCATTACTTTAGGGAAGTTATTTAATGTATCTACACGTTTTACTGCATCTCCTATATTGCTAGATATTACTTGAAGCGCTTTTGATATACCTTTAGCTGCTAAAGTACCTAGTGCAAAAGATTTAGTTAAACCTCCCATTGATGAGGATAATCCTTTTGTATCTCCTTTGAAGTGAAAAATAATATTTCCACCACTTGCATTATTCATAATATCCTCCTTTCTTTTAAAAAAATAAGAGCTAGGAGTTTTCCTCCTAACTCCTTAAGAGTTCTTATGCTGAAACTTCACTTGCAGTTCCATTTATAGTCATTGTGAATTCAAATTCTCCTTCATCTTCAGCTGCTCCACCTAAACTTTCTAGTGTAAGTTTTACATTTGCTTGATATGAAGTATATTCAAGTACTGCATTATTAACACCTGTTAATAAATCAAATTGAACTTGTAAGTTATTGAATTGAGAAATTGTTCCTTCTTCTAGTAAAGTGTGAACCTTACCTAAAACTGATTGAATTGCTGTATTGTTGATGTCTAATTTAACTGTTCCTTCTAGTGTTACTGCAACACCAGTGATAATTGAACGTTTGATAGCATCACAGAAAACATACCAGTCTTTTTCTTCAAAGTCTTGATTTAATGTTAATTCAGATGTAGTACACATTGTTGTATAAACTGGAGTACTTGAAGTTCCAGTATTTAATGCTAAATTCTTTATTACATCACGATTTGTTACAAAATATTCGTTCATAATTTTCTCCTTCCTTAAGCTACTTGATTTACGATACACTGCATTGTTGCAGAATATCCTATTCTTCTAATATCCATATACTCAATTGCTTGAGGATTTGAATATTGCTTAAATATAATTTGCCATTTATGATCGTTATAATCGACTATAACGTGTTTTCCTATTAGTTCTCCTATTTGGTTAGCTACGTTTTTATTTTCTCTTATAGACATTCCAAAATTAGTTATTTGGTAGTAATTAAACATTGGAGTTATATCTCCAAAGAATACTACTTTTTGTCCTGGTTGTTCTTGGACTGTTATAACTCTTTTATCTTTATCGTTTGTTGAAAACTCAGCTTTAACTTTATAATCTTCAAATAAACTTTGTAAATATGAAATTAAAACTAAATTTTTATCATTAACATCCATCTACATTACCTCTTTCCAACCCTTATCAATAGCAGAGTTTATTATTGTTGCACCATGAATCTTTAAGGTTCTTGCAAACCACTTATTATTAGTTCCTGGTGTAGTCCAATGGACACCTGACATATTCCAAACATAAGTAGCATAGTTTACACCTTTTTCTGTTTGTGGATCGGATTTAAGATAATAATCTCCATTTCCACCTCTAACACCATTTGCCATAGTTGTTTCAACTAACGTATGAGTGTCTGCTGGGATAATAGTTTCACTTAAATCTAAGGTTTCTTTTGCTACTTTGGATACTATCCTATCAGGTATTTGTATTAGACCATTTAAGGTATGTTTATTCCAGTCTATTTGAGCTACTACATCCATTATTTAACCGCCACAGTAAAGTTTACTATCTTGTTCCATAACCAATTATCTTTTACTTTGATAACTGTATATGTATTACCTTGAAATGAGATTTGGTCTCCTTCTTTAATGTCATGTGCTTTAACTATGTAATAACCTTCAGCTTCAGGTACAGTATAAGTCCCAAAAGCAATTCTTACATCTTGGTTATAAGGACATATCTTTATCTGTTCCTGTGTAGTATATTCATCATCATATACTCCAGTGCCTTTACGATTATATTTAGTTAATGTTGCTTTCATTCCATTTGTTAAGAACATTAGAAATTCATATCCAATCCCATATTGTAATTTAGTGGAACACCACGATTAAGATAACCTGCATTACCTAGTATTCTTAATGCTAGAGTAGAATAGTCACTTGATAGTTCTGATTCCATATCTCCAGCTTTAACTTTACCTTTATAATCTATTAATGGTATGTCATACTCTAAAATAAATCTTAACTGCTCCATAGAAGCATTTTTTATAGCAGTAGGGCAGTTATTTGCATCCCATTGTGGATTTCTATAACGTAACCCTACTTGACTATAAATCATCTCACTTGCTACTTCTATCTTATAGATGTCAGTAGGTTCTAAATCCAAATTATATTTTTCTTTAAATTCCTTCTTAGTAAAGAAAGTCATATTAAGACCTCCTTTCTACTTATGCTGAAACTTCTTCAACTAATTTGATGATAGCTTCTTGTCTTACGATTTCAGCTCCAAAGCTATGAGTGTAAGATAAGCAGTAATATCCAGGATATCTAATATCAGATGAAGTTTGTACTGCAGCTGACATGAATGAGTCTCCTACTACTGCTATTGGATTAAAGAAGTATCCTTTAGCATCATCTAATACGTTATCATTGATTTCAAAAATACGTATTCCATAAACACTAGCAACTTCTCCCATTGTAACTCCTGTTACTCCTGCTGGTGTTTCATATTTTAATACTGAAGTTAATGCAGATACTAAGTTAGCATATTCTACTGCTCCTAATCCTAATCTATAATCTCCAGTAATTTTTTTGTTGAATAATGTAGCTTTTAAACCATTTAAAGTTGTAATATAGTCTTCTTGAGTTGATGGAGCCCATTGAGCTTCTGTTGTAACATTATCAGCTAGTTTTCCATATCCATACTTATCGATTTCTTCTGCTACTGCTGAATCTTCTAAATCAGCTGCATCTTGAATAGCATTTGCTATATCAGAACCAGTTACCATTAATGGTACTCTGATAGAATAATCCATGTTTAGTTCAGTTAAATCTACCATAGTGTGACTATAAGTAGTTAAAGCTGGATCTAAAGCTGTTTGTATCTCCTTTGTTTTTCTTACGTTTACTGATAAAGCATCAGTTTTTGCAACTTCTATTACTGGAGCACCAGTACTTCTTAATTCTCCAATATAGTTAGGATTTAAGAAATTATAGAAAGTTGATTGATATAAAATTGAATCATACACTCTTTTTACAAAAGATTGTAAGTCTAAGTTAATTTCTTCGTACATTGTTTATTCCTCCTATTTTTTTAATAAATCTTTGATTGTTGTTAAACGATTGACTTTAGGTGTAGGTACAGGTGCTACTCCATTGTTAATTGGTGTATCATCCTTTTGTTTTTTAGGTTCTTCTTTTGGTGTAGGGAAATAAGTGTCTTTAAACTTCTCTTTGATTTGTGATATTGCTTTTGCATCATCTTCTTCATCTGCATATAGTGAGCTTCTCATTTTACTTACTTCATCAAATTGGTCTTTATTAAAACCATTCTCTACCATAGTTCGTTCAAGTGTGACAGTCTTCACTTTGTCAGTTAAATCAGTGTTGCGCTTTTCAATATCATCATATTTGTTTTGTAAACTATCATAATTACTTTGTAGTTCATCAAAAGCAGTTTTAGACTTGCTTGTAGCTTCTGCTACTGCACTCTTAACCTTATCTTCTACATCATCAGAAGACACATATCCTTTCCTTAAATCTTTGCTTAACTTGTCGATATTAATATCATCATTAGTGATTTCAATATCTTTGTTTGTTAGATACTTTTTAATATCCATAAATTATCTTCTCCTTTATCTAGAATTTTGGAGAAAGTGCAATTCGACTTTTAAGGACATTCGACAGGTCACATTTGAGCTTCTATTTCTTTCTTTTTAGCTCTGATGTTCTTTATTCTTGCTGTTGCTTTATCTACTTGGTCTTGTTGTCCTAAATTGTTATAGATACGTCTATCTGTAAGCAACCTAGATTTTTCCAAATCAAGACTTTGTAGTTTTTGCCTTGCCTTGTATTTTTCTTCCCACTCTGGACTATCATACTTTTCTTCTTGTATTTGTTCTTCACTCCAGTAAGATACCCATACATGTTTGCAATTAGGATGTCCTACACCACCTTTAGGATGTCCTACACCACCTTCTATTGCATCTTCTTTGTAAGGATACCTTGCATCTTGTCTTTGGTCTGTGTAAACTTTACCTTGATAACTAGCACAGTCAGGACAAGCAAAAGGGTGGGCTGGTAAGTACCATAAATGGTTGTCTAACAACTTTGCATCATATATAGCTCTATTCCATGCAGAACGTGTTAAATTAACGTTATATAGCATTGAGTTATACGTTGCTATTGTGTTATAACATTTTAACCTACCATCTTTGTAGTAATATGGAATAGTCTTATCTAATTTGTCATATCTTTTCATTAACTTAACTAAGTCTGATTCCAAGTTCTTTGACTTAGAATACCTTTTAAGCATGTTTCCATATAACTTGATATGTCTATTCATATATCTACGTTCTATTGTTCTAAAATCCCTTTCAGGATTTAGTTTGTATAATTCATAATCTTTTGGAACATAATCTCTACGTGAATGTTCTAACTTTATAGACCTTTGTGTTATCTTTCTATCTCCATACATTTCTGCATCTTTAAAATCTCTTTGTATTACCATCTTTTGTAGTTCTTCTATTGATTTATCCATGTATGAGTGGTCTATGTTTTCCCATAGTCCTTTGATGTCTTCTGAGTAAGTTTCAAGTGGTACTTTGTCATATAGACTTTCAAAAAACTTTTCTTTGGTAGTCATCATCATTCTGTGATATTTAATTGTTGAATCCCATACTTTATCTCCTATAAATACTTCTAAAGCAGGGTATCTTATGTTCTTTATTGATCCATAGAAAGCTACTGCTTCTTCTAACAACTCATCAAACTCTTTTAAAGTTTGTTCTTCATCTATCATTAAATTTCTCCAAACTCAATATTCATTTTGTTTTCTTCGTTGTAAGCATTAACTAACTCATCTTCATCAGTTGGGTCTTCTATCAGTTTGTTTAGTATTGGAGTTATGATTTTAGCTCTAACTTTATATGGAACACTTGCAGTTCTTTGTACTGCTTGTAGAACATCTAATTTCTTCATATCATCTATACGTTCATTTGCTCCATAATCCCATTCAACTTCAACAGGTATTACATTTTCTTCTATCTCCTGTGTTTGTTGTAAACGTATAATGTTTTCTATTAATCTATTTATTTGTGGTTCTATTTGTCTTTTTATTGCTTCTATTGTCATTTCACTAGCATTAGCTGATAAATCGACATTTGCCACGTTTTGATAACTATCTTTCTCATATCCAAAACTTGCTGGGCTTAATCCTGCCATTTGAATAATTTGATAATCATAAAACTTGAATGTTGTTTCATAATCTCCAACTCTTAAATCTCCTTGTAAGTATTCAAAGAATTGGTGGTCTTTATCTCCAGGAACCATTAAGAAATAATCTTGTAATGTTCCCACATTGATACTTTGTACTTCATAGTTAGTTGAACGTGGTTTCCATTGTGTTGCTATATCTCCTGTTTGATAATGTTCTGAACTAGCTATTCTTGTCTTTGTTTTCTCAACTTCATCAGCAATAGTATTTATAAGTACCATTTCTTCATTCAATAGTTTCTTGCTATCTTTAAAGAAGTCTTGACCTGTATCTACATTTACTACTACTTCATAAGGTTTATTCTCAATAGGTTCGTATTCTGTATTAAAAATTGTATTGAACTTTGATAAAGATATAGGTGTTTCCTTTTTGTTGTCATCTATCATAAATGCTTTAAACTCAATAGTTGATGTTCCATTTCCATTTATGTATATTTTTCTATGTAGTTCATAGCAGTCTTCATCATATTCAAATTCTTGTTTTATTGTTAATTCCTTTATCTCATCAAATACTTGTACTAAATCGTGTATATCACTTTTCTTAAGACATTCTAGATATACTTTGTCATTGTATTTGTGTAAGTATATAAAAGACTCTGTTTGATATATTGCTTTCTCTAAAGCTTCTGCTAAAGTTGGCATTAACCAATTTATGTCTAATCCTTCTGTTTGTGTTACTAATTCACTACCAAATATTTGATTTCTTATGTATGTTGCTATCTTCTTACCACTTGGAGCAATTACATAATCATCTTCATACTTTATATTCGGTTTTCCATTAGTTGTACCTGGATTAGTTACCTTTACTCTTACTTTGATAAAAGGAGCTTGTAATATTTCACTTGGTTTTATTTTTCCATTCATTAAACTTCAACTCCTGTTTCATATTCAAAACTCCAGTGAGTTTGTCTTTTCTTTTCATCGTTATATAAAAGTCTAGTAGGGTGGATTACACATTTAACGTGATTACTTTTGAATATTTGTTTCTTAAACCAAAAATGAGCCACGTATATATTTTCATCTGGCTTTTCATTAGGTTTTATTCTTACTTTACCTACATAAACTCCATTTAAATATAAGTGCATATACCAAAAAGACATACAAAACACCTTCGTTTCTGTATGCCTTCGTATGCAGTCTCTCGACTCATACCATATTGCACTTTCTTCTATTTACAACTGTAATATACCATAGGTTTTACGACATGAATACGACAACTTACTTTTCTTGTAATTTTAGTATTTCTACTATCTGATCGTGGATGTCTTCGACCTTATGTATATTCAGTTCTAAACTAACTCTGTTATAGTTATCTTTATTGAATAACTTTAGATAACATACTTGCTGGTCTAGTTCTGATGTTATCTTATATTCACTAACACTATATTGAGTGTCTTTAAATATTTCCTTTAAGTCTTGTAATATATTCATTTGCTATCTCCTTTGAATACATATCTATTCTCGTATATATCATACGTTTCTTTTTTATGACATCTAGGGCAGGGTAGGGTAATTGTTAAAGGTATCTCTTGTTTTATTCCTAATTTACGTAAGTTTGATAAATATTCTTCTATTTGTATTTCTACTAAGAACCTACGTGTTTTTTTACATCTAATTTTGATACTGCCACCTATATCCATAATTACTTGCTTGATATAATCCTTCGTAATTTGGTATGTCTTTCCATATCTCTTGCATAACTACCTCCTAAACTACTGGTGCTATACCTAACTCTTTCATTCTTGCTAAAGCATATCTTGTAGCATCTATACTGTGGTCTTGGTCTTTTTTATAGATGTTTGTTCCTGTTGTTTCACTCTTAATCTTGTCATATTGGTATGACTCTAATTCAATAAGACTTTCATCTTTACCACTTTCTTCGTATCTACCATCAGAATAAAAGTTAGTTATAGATTTCCCTTCTAATATTTCTAGATATTCTTTGTAGAATAATGACTGCATGTATTCAACTCCTTCATTAACACTACCAGGACCTTTTTTAGATGTTTCATGTGGTATGTTGTCAACTGTTAATCTATTATCAAAGTGTGATGCTTCTGAGTCTATTATTATTCTTGTTATTGGTACGTTAGGGTATTGTTCTTTTAAATACACCATAAACATTCTTAATTGCATAGAATAATATTCAGTAGTAGGTGTATCTCCACTTGGAACGTGATAATAACAGTTAAGTCTTACTACCTTCCATTTGTTTGTTCTTTTATCTAGTGCTAGTGCTATTGGTACGAACGTTGTAGGATTTACACTACCATAGTCAATACCAATTATTATTTCTCTTATTATGTATTCACTAATATCATGTACTACATTTATCTTTGTAAATACTTTACCTTCTGCTACTACCCATTTATTGAATACCTTTTGTTCTCTTAGACTACCAGGTGGAAACATATTTACTACTTGTTTTATTTTTTCTTTTGTGTTTATTAAAGGGTTGTCATAAGGAAAAAACGTATAATGTATAGCATCTGGTTTGCCATCTATATATGTCATTTTATAAGGATGTCTATCACTACCTTCTACGTTGAATGAATGTATTGTCTTTAAGTAAGGATGTCCTGCAAAACTCATTTGTCTTCCAGGAAACTCATCAAAACTAGGTTGTAGTTCTTTGTTTGTATATATACGTGCTGATTCATCTATCCATTCAAGTATTAAAGGTTTACCTAATATCTTATTAAATGACTTAACATTATTAAATCCAAAGAAGAATATCTTTATGTTCCATATCGACAATGACTTATCATCATTATTCCACTTTAATTCATAATGTCTTTTATTCTTTAACCCTAAATTAGTAAGGTGCTGATTTAAGACTTCGACTATATTACCTTTTAATGTTTCAATAGTCCATCCTACAATAGCACCATAATATTGTTTGTCAGGATCATAATTGTATAATGCTTCTGCATATTCAATAAGTGCTTCTGCTATTATAAATGTCTTACCTGACTGTGTAGAACCTAATACATATATCTCTGGTTTATTTTTTGCTAGTATGTCTTCTCTTAGCTGGTTTTGTTTCTTTGATATTTCCATCTTTAATTTCCTTATCAATTTCTACTATCTTTTTAGTAGTTTCTTTTTGACAACTATTAGACTCTACATCTTTGATTACTAACTCTTTCTTTTCTAATTGTAGTTTTTCTTTCTTACTTACAATTACACCATTAGAGTCTTTAATCATATAGTTGCCATCTTTCATCTTGATAAATTCCATTCCCATCATCTCCAATCTTTCTGTATAATATAAATCATTATTTCTTATCATCTTTGTTATGTCTATTTTCTTCATACATATCCTTTTCTAGATTACTGTTATCACTAACTTCTATTTTTAGAGTAGGAGCAGATACTTTATCACTTTCTGTTATTTCATTATGTGATTCCATTAATGTCTTAAAATTATTAGCATTACCTTGAACTGCACCAAACCATAATCCTATAGTTGCTAGTTGTGTAGTATCTAGTTTACTTATATCTATGTTATTCTTTTTGTATAAATCATACAGTTTACCTTCTTGTATTTTTATATCACTATTTGCTAACCATTCTACAGCTTGACTAAATTGTTTTTTTTTAGCTCTTGTTTCTGCTGATTTTTTTCCACCTTTCTTCGCTTCTTCGACAGTTAGCTTATGTGCTTGAGGTATTAAGTTGTCTTCATTAGCCATAGTACCTACCTCCTATACTTTTTGACTTTGTTAAAATATCTTTCTACTATTTCATGTATCATATTATGACTTTTTGCACTTATATTGCATATTCCTTCTTCATCAAATTGTAACCCATCACATAAATAACAAAATATATAACAATGCATTAATTCGTGATATAAAGTTTCAATTTGTTTTTCTTTAGACACTTCATTATTAATTAATATTTCTTGTTTGCTTAATGTTGTAGAACCATAATAATAACTATCTTCATTTTTATCGTTAAATACTGCTTTTACTTCATCAGCACTTGCATTTTTAATTGTCCACTCTAAATCATTCATTTTAAATTTCATCTTTTATACCTCTTATTTAATATGTCTATCTGTTCGGGTTTATCTATATCATCTGTTTCATCATATATTGCTAGGTATGTGTCTTCTGTTATTATGAAGTCATTTATGTCATATCCATTTAATACTTCATATAATTCCCAACTGATAGGGTGTCTTTCACATTTACCTTCATCATATAGTTGTTTAGTTTTATCTATTGCTTTTCTAAAGTCTTCTTGATTCACTATTATCCATCCAAAAGGTTCTCCTACTTTTTTATGTTCTTCATTTAAAGCATATTGATTACCTATCATTGTATTTACCTTAGGTTTTAGATTAAGTATCTTCTTAATAGCATCTTCTGTGTAATATACATCTCCATGTAAATATATTGTAGGTTTTAAAGTAGGATAGTAAGCATCTACCCAATAACCTTTGATTTTATCATTTTCTACTTCAAATTCGTTGTTATGATGTATTACATTTCCATATTTTTTGAAGTTATCATCATTACTGCTTATATATATGTTCCTAACGTTATTTTCTTTTAATAGTCTTATTGTTCTTTGTATTAGTGGTTCTTCATTGACTATACTTAGAGCTTTATGTTTTTTAAAGTCTTTGTATTTACCACCTGCCATTATGATTACTTGCATATCTCTACCAATACTCCTTTAGGATTACTCATTAGTTCTTCTGCTCTTGCTATTGTTATTGGCTCAGGTAATAGTTCTCCTTTTTTTATTCTTTTTTTAAACATATTATCTGTATAACTTATTCTTGCTCTACATTGAACTAATTTATTTGGATCGTATGTTCTTGACTTTTTGACTAATAACTTGTCATATATGTCTTTAGGTGCTTTGAATGTAAATTCCGGAATGTGTCGATATATTTCCTTTAATGGTATTTTTTCCATGTCAAAAGGTAAAATATAACCATTTATTCCATTTTTTACACCCATTTCTTCAAAACATGGTATTGGTGTAGTTATTACTGGTGTTCCTAACTCTAGACTTTCTAATACTGAATAAGACCATGCTTCAGTATCACTTAATTGAACTAAATAGTCTGCTTCAGCTATATAATCTCTTATATCTAGTCTAGGTTGCATATATATAACATTTGGATTAAATACTCCTAATTTTTGATGTGAAAATATTAACCATATATAAGGTATGTTTTCTTTGTTTAGTGCATCCATTAGTTGTATCATTCTATGTCCGCCTTTTTCTTTAGTCAGTCTAGTTGCACTTATTAACTTTAATACTTTTTTAGGTTTATCTATTGTTAGTGGGTTATAACATACTTTTGTTTTTAATCCACTTAATTCTTCGTAAGTCTTTGCTACTGATTTACTTACTCCATAATGTTCGTTTATTCTTTCATCTAGATTAGGTTTTAATCCCTGTGCTTTATAATCAGCATGTGTTATTTGTATTATGTGGTCTGCTTCAAATAAATCTAATTTACAACGATACATTACAAATAAACGTTCACATTTTATTTTTTCATTTCCTACTTTAATTACTCTTGCATATTTTCTTATTCTACTTAGTTGTTTAGTATCACTTGTAGGATCACTATAAACAACTGTTATATCATATTGCTTGTATTTTTTTACTAACTCGTATATGTATGTTTCTATTCCACCTATGATATTAAAATGTGGTACATAGAATACATTTGCATATTTCATTTTTCATACCTTTCATATATCCAGCAAATTACACAAAAACATATTGCTAGTATTCCTACGATATATACTATTCCATCTACTATTCCCATAAAGCACCTCCTTGTAAGTTCCTTCACAAAAATATATAGTTGATGTTTCTCACATTAATTTAATATAAACATTTATTGTTCGACCACTAGCCAGTTAAAATACCTCATAAAAGAGCGACTTTTATTCTATCTTAACCTTTTAATACTAGAGTAAATCTTTCTTACCAACTTTCACATACATAGGTTAATATTTTTAAAACAACAAAGCCCATGTTTTAGAATATTCATCTCTTTAAGCAGAATTAATGCTACTCGTACTAGAGTCAAATCTTATACACCTATCACTAGGTATCAACTGCTTCTTTGGTTTGGTGGTATTTCATATTCAGCACTTTATACACCACATATAATATGCTTCCTATGGTATTCTCCCTAAGTAAATTTAGGTTTTTACAGATTCCCAACGATTTGTTCTATGTCTTATAAATTCTTATACTAAACCGCTACTATCTTTTTTTATACTTTGTATATCTCAAGAATAATATTGCTATCATTCTCCACTCAATCCCTTTTGAATTCTCACTCAAAAGTAATAAGCACAAGATAGTACCCATACTACATTGTCTTGTAGTTTTTCATATGGTTCATACTATACATTTTTGTCAAAGAACTTACTCAGTCCTACTATAAGGACTGTAAGAATAACCAGGAGGTAAGGGGTGCAAATTTCCCTAGTTATCCTTACAGAGCTTACACTAGCTCTGTGCCTTTTCTTTATAGTCTAAAGGAATTTAAAAGACTGTTTCTAATATCTTATTATTTATTTCTTCACATAACTTAAATGCTTCTTCTTTATCTTCTAAACTTGTATGTATTCCTACTTGATTACTTACGTTATAAATATGTGTTCCTTTATATTTTTTATCAGTTAAAGTAAACATGTCTTCTTTGTTTTTTGTAATATCACTTTTTGGTACTACTTTAGTGCAGTCATACATTTTATATTCTTTGTTGTCTATTTTTTGTTCGAACTTTGCTTTTGCTAGTTCTTCTTTTCCTAACTCTAAATAGTCAACTCTACATAGTAATTGAGTTGTACTCATTGGATACTCTAATCCTTTATCTTCGTTTTTATATATTGATACTTTGTCATTTATTATTGTTATGTTATTCATGAACTCTTTAAGACTTTCTTCTATCATTTCTTTATCTCCTTTGATTTTTTTGTTAAATCTAACATTATTTCTCTAGTTGATAAATACTCACTAGGTATAGCATTTATCTTTTTTAGTTTTTTCCAATATTTTTTTTCTTCTTTATCTTTTATTTCACTTGTATTTATTGTTCTAGATTTTATTATTGTGTGTAGTGGCTCTGATTCAGGTATTGAGTTGAATTTCATCATAAACTCACTTGCACCTAATTTCAAAAACTCATTAAAAGTCATATCTTTATATCTAGCACAATAGAAAGCATAAGCTTGTTCTAAGTCTTTTTCATAAGCAAAACAAAAGTATGTTTTATTACTTGCCCTAGATTTACTTGCTGGGTGTTTCTAGTTTTTGTCCTGTTAGTATAGATACTAATTGAATTCCAAATTCTTCTGTATCTTTTTCATCAAGTCCTATGTCTAAAATTAAATCTGTTAAACTCATTCCAAACATATCTACACATACTTCATCAATAACTTCTAGACTTGCTTCGTTTACATATTGTTCTTCTATCTCTAGTAAGTTTGAATTGTCATAGTATGTTTTACTACCTTCTTTTTTCTCAATAGTTAAATCTTTTTTTGTAAGTCCTTGTTTACTTAACTCAATCATCATTTTAGTTTTAGCTTTTGCATTGACACCTTGTAGTTTTTTCATTAACTCTACATCTTTTCTTATTGTTAAAGTTTTGTCTTTATACTTTAACTCAGTAGTATCTGCATCAATTTTTTTAAATTCGTATTTTTTCATAATAACCTCCAACAAAAAACACTTATCCTGTAAATTAGAACAAGTGCAACCTCTTATCTTCAATATACATTAAAACTTACGACATAATTACGACAACTTACTATTAATTAGTTTTATAAGTTCAGGTTGATATTTCTTTTTGTTAGAGTGAACTAACTGATGGTGTTGTTTACATAAAGGGATCACATTTCCCATATATGTTTTTCTACCACAAGCTCCATATCTGATATGGTGTCTTTCTATATATGGACTACCACATATAGCACAACAGTTATTAAATAACTCACAGCTCTTTTCATATACTTCACGTTCTTTTTTATTCATTTCCTATCCTTTCCAGACAACATCTAGACAACATTTTATGTGGAAATATGGGTTTTTAAGTGTTTCTTATGATATATAATTTGTTGATATTGCTATGTTTTATGTTATATCTGTTATATATCACTTATTCTCCTCAGCTCCACCATTTGTCTATTAAACCTTTGATTTATAAAGGTTTTGTCTTTTAAATATATTTCTAGACAACAGTCTAGACAACATTTTTTGATTATTTAAAGAGTATCTATCATCTTAGATACTTCTAATAATTCGTTTTTATATAAATGTGTATAGGTGTCTAACGTGACACTTATTTTACTATGTCCTAGATATTTAGATACTACTACTATATTTGCTCCATTGTTTATTAAGAAACTAGCGCATGAGTGTCTAAAATCGTGAATCCTTATTTGTTTTACTCCTGCTAGTTTACAATATTTATTCTTACGTTGTTGTATTGTTGTTTCTCTAAATGGTAGTTCATCTCCAAATACAAACCAATTATTATTAAAATACTTTTTTGTTTTTGCTTGTTCTTTTAGTTTCTTAAGACTTTTTATTAGTTTGAGTGGTATTGGTAGTATTCTATTAGAATTAGCTGTCTTTGGGCTTGATATAGTGTATAATTGACCTTTTAGTTTAGTTGTTAGTGTTTTATTGATACTAACTTCTTTTTTTGTAAAGTTAATGTCTTTCCAAGTTAAAGCACAGCATTCTCCTTGTCTTAATCCTAGATAGTATAACATCTCAAAAAATGTTTTATAGTTTTCTTCTTCTATTACTGATATAAACTTTTTAAATTCATCATAAGTAAAAAATTGCATTTCTTTTTTTATCTTCATTTCTTTGTAGTTTTCTATGTAGTTAAGCATATAATCTTTGGTGTTATAGTATTTACTTGAGAATCGTATAATTCTTTTTAGCAAACCTAATATCTTGTTTTTATATTCAACTGAGTAGTTGTTCTGATCTAGATATAATTGTAGTTGCTTATACATGCTTATATTAAAATCATTTATCTTTACTTTGTCAATAGGTTGGAATATTTTATATTGTGTTTCTATTTTTTTAATTGACTGTGGTTTTATGTTTTTCTTTTGATGTTCTATATATTCCATAAAGACTTGATTAAATGTTATATTGGAAGAACTAACTTTGTTCTCATATACTTTTATTTTATATCTAGCTTCTTCTAGTTCTGCTTCTTTTTTAGTATCATAACCTTTTGAAGTATATTGTTTAGTATTTCCAAATATATCTGTGTATCTTAATGTAAAAGCATACTTGATACCATTTTTAAGTTGTTTTTTTCTTATTGGCATATTATTTCCCCCTAGTAATAATATCTTCTGTATATTGAGATAACTTACTTATATATCTAACATTGATTCGTTCATATAATTCTTTAGGTTCTATGTTATATATTTTAGCAAGTTCAAAAAAAGTATTCATCCTGATATTTGATTTACCCAATTCATATTTACTTAATGTTTGTTTTGTAAATAAGTTAGTTTTCTTTTCAACATCAGATAAAGACATATTACAACTTTTTCTTATCTCCCTAATTACTTCTCCTGCCGACTTATTTAAAAACGTATCTAATAACTCACTTTCTCCATAAGTTTTCCTAAAATCTTTTTTCATATTACACCCTTCTTTACATTATTATAACACAAATTATAAAAAAATATACTTTTTTTAGCAAATATTGTTGACAAATTATAAAAAAGGGTTTATTATAAATTTAATCAAGAAGGTAGCAAATATTTACTACACTTCGGAAAGGAGATTTTATGAATATAAAATTAAAAGCTAAAAGGGTTGAGAAGATGCTTACTCAAGAAGAAATATCAAAGAAACTTGGTATGAGTATCGGAAGTTATAATCGTAAAGAAACTGGTAAACTAGATTTTACTTTATCAGAAATACAAGAATTAATGTATATTTTAGATTGTGATTTTGATGACCTTTTTTTTAAAAAAGATGTCGCAAATAAATACGAATAAGGAGGTGTAAATATGAATAAAATTAAAGAATTCTTTTTTGAAGAAGATGAAGAAGAAATATATGAAAAGTATAAGATTTTTGGAAAAGTTTTAATTGTTAGTTGGATCATTACATTATTAGTAATTATAGGAGGTTAGATATGAGTGCAAAAAAAAGAGAAATCAAGGACAATAGATTTCTCGGTTGTAGTATAACACAACTTGAGAAATATTACAAGGAGTCAGCTTATGGAAGAAAAACCTAACTATTATGCAATTATACCAGCATACGTAAGATACGATAACGATTTAAAAGCTAACGAAAAATTACTTTTTGGAGAAATAACAGCACTTACTCAAAAAGATGGTAAATGCTGGGCTAGTAATAATTACTTTGCTGAATTATATCAAGTATCAACAAGAAGTATTACAGAATGGCTATCTAATTTACAAAAAAGAAAATATATAAATGTTGAGTTTATATACAGAGAAAACACAAAAGAAATAGATAAAAGAGTGATAACTATACCTATAGAAGAAAACTTCTATACCTATGGAAAAAAACTTCTAGGGGGGTATAGAAGAAAACTTCTAGGGGGTATAGAAGAAAACTTCCAGGATAATAATACAAGTATTAATAATACAAGTATTAATAAAAAAGAAATATATAAAGAAAAGTTTGAAGATATATGGAAACTATATCCAAACAAAAAAGGTAAAACAAATGCTTATAAGAGTTTTACTAAAGCAATTAAAGATGGTGTATCTTTAGACACTATTAAACAAGGTGTAATTAATTACGTTAATTATATAGAACTTGAGAACGTAAAACCTCAATACATAAAACATGGTAGCACGTGGTTTAATCAAAGGTGTTGGGAAGATGATTACACTATCAAAAGAAAACTTACTACAAAAGATTTAAAAATAGATATTAGTGATTTTTAGGAGGGATTATGAATAAAGAGAATTTTATAAAAGCGTTAAAGTTTTTAGGAACATCATACGATAAAGAGTTTACACAAGAACAAGCTGAAGTTTGGTATAAGTTTTTTGTTGATGATGATTATGAATTATTTAGACAAGCAATAAAGAACTCTATTGTTAAATATGATTTTTTACCAAGTATATCTCAAATAAAAAAAGAGATGGCTAATTTACAAATAGATATACCAAGTGCAGAAGATGAGTGGCAAGAAGTATTAAAAGCAGTGCATAAGTTCGGCTCATATAAAGAGCAAGAAGCATTAAGTAGTTTAAAGCCATATACAGCTTATATAACAAGACATATAGGTTATAGGAATATATGTATGTCAGAAGACCAAACATGGAATAAGAAAGAGTTTATAGGGGAATATGAAGTAATGAAAGATAAGGAGATAGAAAACCTGCAACTAGGAAATGACTTAAAACTAATAGGAGGATAGTATGAGAGTAGATGAATACGATATAAGTGATTTAATTTGTAACTTTGGAGATGATTTTATACAAGATAATTTAGACTACTTTAAAGAGTGGTGTGAAGGTTATGAAGAATTCATTGAATGGGATCAAGATAATGAAGATTATGCTAAAGACCCTTACAAATTTTTAGGAGTAAGTGAGAGTGATTTCCATTGAAAAAAGTATTATCTAACAAAGAATATAACACTATGTCTAACAATTACGAACAAGTTAAATATCAATGTAGTTGCGGACACAAAGTAGTAATACCTTATTGGGTAGATAAACAACTATGTAGTTGGTGTAAGAACTATGTATTTAAAAATAAACAAGATGAATTCAAATATAGAATGAAGGAGAAATTAAATGAAAGACTTATTTGATTATTGGAAACTAAAAAGACAATATAACACATTAAAGTTAGAATACGAACATTTAGAAGAAGATAAAATTAAATCAGATTACGATAAACGTAAACTATATGAAGAAAATAAAGAACTAAAAGAAAAAATAAAAAAATCAAAAGAAAGAAGTAAAAAATTAAGAGAAAAGATAAAGGAGTTAAGAAATGATACAAAAAGAAATTCTAATTAAATATTTAGAAGAAAATTGTAAAGGTTATGAAAATAGACAAAAAGCATTTAAGTTAATGCAGGTCATAGATGTAGAAGACCATAAGACATTTAGAAGTATAGTTGAAGAAATAAGACAAGATGATGATGGAATATTTATATGTAGTGAAGCAGGTAAAAAAGGTGGTTATTGGATTCCAACTACTTATGATGAAGTACAAGATACTTTAAATCACTTACATAAAAGAGCAAAAGAAATGTTGAAGACATATTCAATTTTAAGAAAAAAGATTAAAAGAAAAGGTATATAGGAGGTAATTAAATGAAAGAAAAAATATTAAAAATACAAAGTGAATTAAAAGCACCAAAAGGACAATATAATAATTTTGGTAAATATAAATACAGAAGTTGTGAAGATATATTAGAAGCAGTTAAACCATTATTGAAAGAAAATAAATTGATAATGAATATAACAGATGAATTAGTTTATATAGGGGAAAGATATTATATAAAAGCAAAAGCAATATTAACTGATTTAGAAGAAGGGGAACAATTTATGAATGTTGCTTATGCAAGAGAAGATGAAAATAAAAAAGGAATGGATGGATCACAAATAACAGGAACAGCAAGTAGTTATGCTCGTAAATATGCTTTAAATGGTTTATTTTTAATAGATGATACTAAAGATGCAGATACAGATGAATATCATAATCAAAATAATAAAATGATAACAAAAACACAAATCAAAAAAATAGAAGAATTAGTAGAAGATATATCAGCAATGTTAAATTATTACAATATAGACAAAATAGAAAATATGACATCAGATTTAGCAGATCAAGTAATAAAAAGGAAAACACAATGATATTAAGTGAAAAAATAGTCAATACTGATAAATTTGGAGGTATTGTTGATATAATAACAGGCATAGATGATTTTGAACATACTTGCACTTTTGATGAAGAATGGCATTGTTTTAAATATAATGGGGAAATATTACCAAGTGTTACAAAAATATTAGATGATGGAAGTTATGATAACATAAATCCAGAAATATTAAAAAAGGCTTGTGAGAGAGGTTCTTTAATACACAAAGAAATAGAAATGTATTTAAAAAAGGCAGAAATGGGCTTTACAGATGAATTTTATGATTTTTTAGATATTTATACCAGAGAACAAGAAAAATTTAAAGAAAAAGCAATTTTTGATGTTAAAACGTATGCAGTAGCAAGTAAAAAAAATAGAGAAAAATGTTTAAAACAAGAAAAAATGTATGCAGAAGCAATAGAATTTTTAACTGGGGAAAAAATAGAAAAATTTTATATGATACATTTACCTAAAAATAAAAAAGGTAAATTAATAGACTTGGAGGAAAAATGAAAAAAAGTAAAATAAATCCTATATGGAAAAATTATAGAAATTGGGAATGTTTCAAAAATAAAATGTATGAAAATGGACACGATAAAGAAATAATAAAACAATGTTATGAAATACTTACAAGTGATAATTTAAAAGAAGAAATGTATGATACAACAATAACTTATGAAATAGCAACAAAAGTAAATTTAACAAATAGAATGTTTAATCCTATCAGTTGGTTAGGACAAGCAACTTGTAATAGATTAATAGATGCAAAAGCACAAGAAGTATGTTCTGCTTGGATGACTATGAGCAAAGAACAACAAACAAAAGCAAACAAAATTGCTGAAGAAGTTATAGAAGAATGGAGAAACAAATATGAAAATTTATAATGATAAAAATGTTTTTGATGCAAGTATAGAAAGAATAGAATTTGCATTTGATAATTTTGATAATTTGTGTGTTTCTTTTAGTGGTGGTAAAGATAGTACTTTAATGATACAACTTGTAAATATGGTTGCTAAAAAGAAAAATAAAAAGTTTGATGTTTTGTTTATTGATATGGAAGCACAATATTTAATGACAATAGAACATATCGATAGTATGAGAAAAAATCTAGAATGTATAAGAGATTTTTATTGGGTATGTTTACCTTTATCTTTAAGAAATGCAGTAAGTGTATTTGAACCAAGATGGATATGTTGGGAAAAATCTAAAAAAGAAAAATGGGTAAGAGAAATGCCAGAGTTTGCTATAAACGAAGATAATAATATATTTCCATTTTTTAGATATGCTATGGAATTTGAAGAATTCGTACCAGAGTTTGAGAAATGGTATGAAGAAAAAAAAGGTGGAAGATGTGGATCATTTGTAGGAATAAGATGTGATGAAAGTTTAAATCGTTTCAGAACTATTGTATCTATGAAAAAAGATAGATTAAAAGATAAACCTTGGACTACTAGAAATAAACCTTTAGAAAATAGTTATAGTATTTATCCAATATATGATTATAAAACAGAAGATGTTTGGATAGCAATATTCAATAATAATTTCGAATATAATTATGTATATGAATTAATGTATAAAAATGGTTTAACAATTCATCAACAAAGATTATGCCAACCTTTTGGAGATGACCAAAAAAATGGTTTAGATCAATATAGAGCAATAGAAGCAGATAATTGGGATAAATTATTAAAAAGAGTTGCAGGTGTAAATTTTGGTAATATTTATTGTAGAACATCTGCTTTAGGTAATATTAAAAGTGAGAAACCAGATCATTTAACTTGGCAAGAATGGGCTTTATATTTGTTAGAAAGTATAGGAATATACAATAAAAAATTAGAAAGACATTATGCAATTAAAATTAAAAAGTTTTTCAAATATTGGGAAGAAAAATGTGGTTGTACTCTTGATATGATAGAAGATGAAGCAGATAAAAAAATGGAAAGTTTGAAAATTGTACCAAGTTGGAGAAGGGTAGCAAGAGCATTAGAAAGAAATGATTTTTTCTTAACTAGATTAAGTTTTGGAGAAACAAAAAGTGATTTACAATATTTAAAAGAAATGATATATGGATGTAAAAATTTATATGATGAAAATTCGACAGATAGTAAACCTTTAAAAAGATTATATAATAAAGCAAAAAAAGAAATGGAGGAAGAAGAAAATGGAAATGATAAATAAAAATGATATTAAATTAGTGGAAAAAGAAGATATAGAAATTAAAATGCCAATTTTAGTAAGACTAGATCAGTTAAAACCAAATCCTTGGAACCCAAATAAAGTAGCAAGACCAGAAATGGAATTATTAAAAATATCAATTAGAAAAAGTGGTTTTTGTTTTCCTTTAGTAGTTATGAAAGAAAACGAAGACAGTTATATGATAGTTGATGGTTTTCATAGACATTTAGTAGCAAAAGAATTTGGGATGGAAAAAGTACCTGTTGTAGTTTTAGATGAAAGTATAGATGAATATATGAATGCAACAATAAGATTTAATAGAGCAAAAGGAACACATCAAATAATAGATATGAGTAAATTAGTTTTAGATTTAGTAAGACTTGGTAAAACAGATGAAGAAATAGCAACTAATTTAGGAATGGATAGTGATGAGGTATTAAGATTAAAACAAATAAGTGGATTAAAAGAAGCATTTATAGGTAAAGAATTTAGTAAAAGTTGGGAAGAATTTGAACATAAACATTTTGATGAAGAAACAGGAGAGTGGATAGAAGAAAGTGAGGAAAAAAATGGAAGCAAGTAATGATGAATTATATGAATATATATGGTCTTTAAAAAAACAAAAATATTCAATACAAGACCAATTAGAAATGATATTAGACTATTTATTACATAGTCATATTACTTTAGAAGAAATGTATAAGATAGGAGAAATGATAGATGAATAAGATTTGGCTTACAGGTAGAATAACAAAAGACCTAGAATTAAGAAGTACTAAAAATGGAACTGATGTATGTGAATTTACAATAGCAGTAAATAGAACAACTTCAAGAGATGGAGAACAAAAAGCAGATTTTGTAAATTGTGTAGTTTATGGAACTCAAGCAAAGAATTTTAGTAAATATCAAAAGAAAGGTAATTTAATAGCAGTATTAGGAGAATATAGGGTAGATAGTTGGCAAAAAGAAGATAAGTGGTACAACAAAAATTATGTATTAGTAAATAGTATTGAATATTTACAAAAAGCAGAAGAAAAAAATCCATATCAAGAATTTGGAGAAGAACATCCAGAATTAGAGATGCCATTTTAGGAGGTAGTTATGGACTTATTCAATGAATTAGAGAATTTAACAAAACAGTTAAGTAACTCATTAAAACAGTTAAGAACTAATGGTATTAAGTTAGCAGAAGCTGAAAAAGAATACAAAATAGCAGTAAATAAAAAAGCACTTGAATTAAGAAGTAATGATACTCCTGTTACGTTAATAAATCAGATTATATATGGTTATGAAGATATAGCAGAATTAAGATTTTTACGTGATTCAGCAGAAGTTGTATATGGTGCAAACAAGGAAGCAATTAACACCCTAAAGTTGCAGATAAGAATAGTGCAAAATCAATTGGATAAAGAGTGGAACAATGCAGGAAAAGATTATTAAATTAGAACGTGAATTATTAAAAACAAAAAATATATTTAAAAAAATCAACCTAAAAAGAAAGATTAAAAAGTTGGAGGAATTATGGTTACGATCAAAATAACACAATATCAAAAAGGAGATATAAAAAGGTATCTTGAATATGCAAAACATAAAAAGTTTGAAGACTTAAATAAAAAAGAAATATCAAAAGGAGAATATGATTACACAATAAAAATAATAGATGAACTTATTGAGATATTAAATGGTAAGAAAGTAGCAGAAGATTACTTTAATGTACCAAGTAAAGCATATAGAGAGAAACACGGTAAAAAGAAATTGGAAGGAGAAGGGAAATTTTGGAGAAAAATATAAAGTTAGTTTTAACACTAACAACAATAGGAATAATACTAATAATTTTAGGATTAATAGTAGCAATATATGATGCTAATAAAGAAGCATATTGTAATAGTTTAGAGTTTAGAGAATACTATGAAAATAAAGAGTGTAGGAGGTTTATGAAATGAAAAAAGAAACAATGATATTTGAAGAAAGACATTTAGATATTATAAAAGGACTAGCAAGATTAAAAGAAATGCAAATTAAAGATGTTTTAAATCAGTTGTTACAACACTCAATAAATGCTTTAGATGAAGAAACAAGAGAAGAAGCAGAGAAACTTGGTAAATATTTAAAAACAGCAAAGAAAAAAATATATTTCAAATAATAGGAGGTAAATATGAAAGAATTAGTTAAATATTTAAAAGAAAGCAAGAGTGGAATACTTATAGCATCAAAAGGAATTGGAGATAGTAATTTTTATTATAAAGGAAATAAAGATGAATTAATAGTTAATTTAGCAGCATTATTTGTTGCAATAGAAAAAGAAAAAATATTAGATAATATAGATATTTTACAAGCAATATATCTATCAAAAGAAATTGAGGAAAAATAATGAAAAGAGAAATAGTAGGAACAATAGGTAATATTTTTATATTAGCAAGTTATATGTTTAATAACAAAAAATTAAGAATAGTTAATTTAATAGGAACTTTCTTTTTATTGATATATGGATTTATGCTAGAGGCTTTTAGTGCAATTATGCTAAACGTGATAAAGATATTTATACATTTATACAAGTTAAGAGGTGATAAATAATGAGTGAAGAAGAATTGCAATTTTATAAAGAAATAATATATGCAGTTAAAGTTTTTGATGTTAATTTTCAAAATATATCTAAAGAGTTATATAAAGAAATAGAAAGACTAAATAATATAATAGATAAAGTAATAAAAAAAGCACAACGTATTATCGATTATGGTTTTGATTATGATGGATTTAATAATGAAAAAGATTTAAAAGGACTAATAGATATGTTAGTTGATTATGCAGAACAAATCATAGATATATTAAAGGAGAAAGAATAAAGGAGATGTGATATGGTTAAGACTATTAAAGAAGCTGAAAAAGAATTAAGAGTCATTAACAATAACCTAGAATTATTACATACTCAAAAAAGAGCTTTAAAGAGTTTTATAGAAAAAGAAAATGATAGATTAAAAGATATTGCTAGTCCTAAATCTAAAGCATACGAATTAAAAAAAGACAAGACTTTTATTGCAGAACATGGTAGAGAAAGGACTGCAAAAGAAATAGGTAGGTTAATGGGATACTCAGAAAGACAAATACAAAGATTTTTAGAAAAAGAAAAAGACTGATATAGTCTTTTTTATTTTGGAGGTAATAATATAATCCAAACTAACCCTAAAATTAATAACACGATCCCATATTATCCCTCCTTTATTCATTAAAAACTTCCTTTATTGTAGGTATGTTTACCTATTGTTATTTTTGCTGGTGTTCCTTTTATATAAATCTTAACTCTGCCATATTTAGAAGTTTGTATCTCTGCTGTTGCTTTATTATCTAAATATCTATATACATAGTAAGATAGTCCACCATATTTTTTTGGATTCAAACTACCTATTGCATTTTTCTTAACTGGTGTTGCTGATAGTTTATATACATTCCATTTATCTACACTTGCTGGTAGATTTACATAATTTTTTGTATTTGCTGGAGTAGGTGTTGCAACTGGAACTTGACTTGTTCTTTTCCAATTACCACCCATACCATTTAAGATATTAGTATTATCTATAAAATAGCATCCATCAGTATCAGTTTCACTTGGGAAACACCATACACCATATTTATTTTTATGCCAGTCTTTTATTGTATATTTATGCTGTGCTATTTCTATATGACAGTGAACTCCTGTTGCATTTCCTTTATTACCCATATTACCAAGTTGACTACCTTGTTTTACAACTTGTCCTACTTTAGCATCAAAAGTATTGTCATGAACTGTTACAAAGGTTGCATAGTCGATTCTACCATTAGCAAATCTAACTTTATTTAATGATTGCCACATACCTTCTCCAGTATTTAAATCTCTCCATATTAATTTACAATCACATGGAGCATAGTAAGGGTATCTTACACCAGATTTAACACCTCTTACATCATTTGCCATTATACCCATGTGTGAAGGTCTAGAATTAGACCCTTGAGTTATATACATATCAGTAAAAGGACATAAAAAGTCTTGAACTCCACCTCTTACTGATTTTTGACCTTTTTTCATATTATTTTATTTCCTTTCCAACTAAATATATTATCCACCCTAATATTTCAAGTGGAAATGTGAAAAAATCAGTTATTAACATCAATGGTGTTATTATCATAACTACTACTATTTCATCTAGGTGCTTTTTATTAACTGATTTCCACATCCAATACGTTATCATTTACTTTCCTCTAACAAATTTATAATAAAATTCATAAGAGCTGATAATCCACCTGCTAAAGCACCTATTAGAGCTGAAATAAGCAACTTCTTATCAAAGTTTTGAGTTCCATTGATAAATACTACCAAAGAACCTAAAAAGCCCTGTATGAACGTTTTTGTTGCTCTTATTAGTATGTCTTTCATCTACCATCCCTCATTTCATCTTCAATTAAGGTTACACGTGATTCTATTTTATACATTCTATCTATTAAATTGTTATGTTTATCTACTTTTTCTTCAAGTTTTTGTAGTCTATAATTAACTAACTTTTGAGTAGTAAATATACCACCAATAGTTCCAATAAAAGTACCAATTAAACTTAATATACCTACTGTTACTGTATGATCCATTAAACCACCACCTTATTCTTCATAATCTAAAACCTTTATATATTTCTATTTGTTTATTATTTTTATATTTTGCTAATGTCATACATCATTTCCTTTCGTGAATGTTCCACTTCCTTGATTTGTGTAGAATGTGCCATATACTAAATCATATAGTCCTATAACATTATCTGCTTTTCGATAGCAAGGCACAAAATCTCTTTCCTTTACTCCGTCTATTGATATGTCCATTGAATATATTTTTGCTCGACAATTATATTTGTTTGTGCTTCGAGAGTAGTTGTTGGCTAAAATCCATAAGGTGTTAGTCTGTGTTATTGTTCCACTTATTGTTGCTGATACAACTGTATCTCCGTTTGCTACTACTGTTTGAGAGCCATTTTGTAAATCTGCACTTACTTCGTATAGTGTGTTGAGAGTAAATTTAGAGCCACTTGCATAACTTGAAGTATATCCTACTTCCCAAGTTAAGCTAGGATACATATTGAAAATCATACATCTGTCTGAGTTTGTTCTACAACCTAGAAAACAACTCTCGCTACCTCTGACTTCCACCCATTCAAACTTTGTATTTGCTTGTATTCTAGTTGCGTTTGCTACTGATAGTTGAGTATCAAAGTATGCACCCTTTGTATCGTTTTCAATCCACTCTACTTCTTGATATTCGCTAGGTAGTCCACTACTATATACTAATTGGTCTCCTTTGTATGCGCTTGCTATCTTGGTAGTTCCTTTATATAAACTAGATACATTACTTAAATATTTCTTAATCATATTATTCCTCCAATAAATATAGAGTATTACTATCTTTTTCTACTATTGCATTATATTCTGCTTCTGTTCCATACCAAATATTATTTATATAACTTGAACCTACTTTACTATTCCAAGTAGTCTTTTCATTTGTTGTTACGAATTTATTTGTTTGATTAGTGTCATCTACTAAATCACTTGCTAATTTATGTGTGCTATCTATTGTATTTTGTTTAGCATTTAATAAAGTTGTTAATTGACTTGTAGTAGTATAATTACTTAATGCTGTATTCAAATCACTTGTTGTTATATAATCACTTAAATCTATATCTGTTGAACCTATATGTTCCCAAGCATTAGATACATATATGTATTCATCATATACATCTTGAGTTGCAGGTGTTTGTTTAGGAACTAAATAAATAGTAGTTGTTGATATATCTTCGGTAGGTAAAACTTGTACTACTCTTACATCCATTGTTGAAACAGCACTTATAAGGTCATTTACTTCTGTTTTAGTGTATGTTTCTGTCTTTTTATAGTAGTTTACTAAATCATTAACTACGTTTGTTATATAGCCACTATCGTTGCTTAAATCACTTGTTTTAGTAGGTATTTCAGTTTTATCTGCTTTATTTGTTTCTAAATCTTCTATTTCTTCATCATAATTTTTAATACCTAAATCTTCTAAACTTAATTCTCCTCTAAGAGTGACATTGTTTATTTTAGGTTTATTACTTAATTCATTATAGTTAGTAGTTCCACTGCCACCACTAGACTTTTCTAAATTCATTTCTAATTCTTGAGTATTAGGGAATAAGTCCATTTCTATTTCAGTCATTATTCATCACTTCCCTATATGTGTTTTTATACACTTCTATTGCTGCTGTTCCTGAAGCATTTCTGCTTTCGTTTTCGAATAGAACGTTTGCTTGGATTAAAGCATAGTATGGATCATCTTTATAACCACCAACTAATTTTCCTGTATCTTCTTGAGTAAATGATACATCTATTGTGTTCTGTTCTTCATCTATACTTAAATCTTCAGTGTTTTTGATTACTATTGCAACACCTTCTTGATAAAGAGTGACAACTACTTTATCATATCCTTCTAAAACACCTTGTGTTTTAAACTTTAATGTAAAAGATGGTGTTGTGTATGTATATATTGATTCCATATATTACCTCCTTTTTAATTTAATTCATATATGTTATCTAAAAAAGAATGTCTGCTACTTTCTCCTGAACTGACAGCCCATACCATTCTTAATGTTACAATTCCATCTGTTCCTATTGTTGCTGAGTTCGGTCCAAGATTAACAACAGAGTTGTTTTTTGTTTGCCCCCTTATAGTAGCTATAGTTATTTCTGTTCTTGGTCTTAATGATGTTGAAAATTCTACATCTCCATTGGCTGTCACGTTGTTTGCATTAACATAACCACTAATTCTAAAATAATTGTCATTTTTTTGTATTGTTACTTCTCCATTTGGAGTACTAAATGTTCCTGATTTTTTAGTAAAACTTGTTATAGTTTCACTACTTGTCATTTTGAATAAATCTTTATTTAATTTATCATTTATTTTTGTCATATAATCTATTACTAGATTAGTAGGGTTATTTCCATTTGCCTATTGCTTGATAATAAACTCTTGCGCTATAATCTGCTCCTGAACTTGATGTATTTGAGTTTCTTGTTCTTAAAGTAAAACCTGTTAAGTTATCTCCGGACCTTACAGCACAAGATAAATATTGTGTTGACTGATCGTTTGATGCTCTTATAGTTAGATTTATACTAGGATCAGATATAAACGATTCTGCAAAACTAACTGATGCTGTTGATGTCTTATTATGTGCTGTATTAGTTTCTGGACATAATCCATAACAAATTAAAGTTCCATCTCCAAATTTAATATAACTATTATCTCCTATTGTTGCACTTTTTGGTATTATCAAGTTTTCATTTATTTTTGCCATATTAGACTATTTAGTCTGTTGTCTTTGTGTATTCTATTGTAAATACAAACGTATTTGAACTTGAAAAGTTAGTGCCAAAATATAATTGCAACTGACTATCAGTTCTTCTAAAACGTGCTTGTATTTGATAATCTCCAGAATTAGGTATAGCCCAAGTCCAATCATAATTACTTTCAGCCCAACCATAGCAATTAACAAGATTATCAACAAATGTAAGTTGTTCTATATTTACACCAGTACTTTTAGCTGCATTTCCTGTATATGTTTTTCTATAAATTGGCTTACCATCTATCCATACTTTATTTGTTTTTATTTCTATTGTAGAATACACATCTTTGTTTAACTTAGGATTAACTCTAAGCATAAACATCACTGGCAACAACTAAATAGCTGTCACCCCACTTTCCTCTAAGGAAGTTTCTAGTAAATTGAAACCTCCTTTCGTATATATATATAGCTTAACAATTTCTTCATAATTATCTCCTTTCTAATTTGTTAAAATTGTAGTTTGTTCCCAATTAGTTGTATCTTGATCTGGTGTAGTAGCAGTATTAGTTCCTGTTAGATTTGCATATAACAAGAAGTCATATATAACTACATCTCCAATAGCATAAGTT